TGACTCGGATCATCATGACTGCACTGCGTAAGCGGCCACCACGTCGGCGTTGGTGGTGCCAAACGCGGCGAGGCTGAGGACTGCCACCTTGGAGGCAGCGAGGTTTGCGGGCTTCGTGCCGACGAACTTCCAGTCAGTCGGGAACGTCAAGGTCCGCTGCGTTGCGTCACACACCAGCCGCAGCCGCACTTCCCGCCCATTGGCCAGGTTGCTGGACAGCAGCTCCAGTGCGCCGGTCAGGCTGATGGTGTTCATCGTCTTGTCGCGGGCCGCGAAGTCCAGCGTCACCTGCGCGGCGTAGGTGATCGTCCCGTAGCCGCTGGCAGGCTGGAGGCCGGCTGCTGAGGTCGTGACGGTGCCGGGGTTGACCTGTGCCCCGGCCTCTATTCCGTCGAGCTTCGTCTTGTCGGCGCTGCTCATCGAGCCCGCAGCGCTGGTCGTCGCCGCAGTGATCGCGACCGTCTGCGTGCCGGCGTCGTAAGTGATCGGCGCCGTGGCTGCTACCACGCCCGCCGGACCCTGCGAGCCGGTTGCCCCCGCTGCACCAGCAGGTCCCTGCGGACCAGTGGCGCCTGCAGGGCCTGCATCACCCTGCGGACCGATTGCACCAGCAGGGCCTTGTGGACCCTGAGCGCCGGTTGCCCCTTGTGGACCCTCAGGGCCTTGCGGGCCTGTTGCGCCTGCAGGTCCAGTGGCACCGGTCGCTCCAGTTGGGCCCTGCGGGCCAACCAATGACGCCAGCCATTGCGACTCCGACCCGACGAAGCCACCAGCGACAGCCACCTGATAGGCGCTGCTGCCGGCTGCTCCAGCTGGTCCCTGTGGGCCCGTTGCTCCTGCTGGCCCCGTTGCCCCTGCAGGTCCTTGTGGACCTTGGGCACCCGCCGCGCCTGCGGGTCCCTGCGGACCAGCCGGGCCAGGGATTCCTGCGCTGGCTGCTAGATACGGCAGATCGTTGTATGCCGTTTCCCCGTCGCCGATCTTTTGCTTCAGCGTGTCACTCTCGGTCGCTGGTTCACCTTCCAGCAGCACCGGGTTCAGATCGGCAAGCTCTTCCTCTGTCGCGTACAGAGTGCGGAAACGATAGTTAATCGTCTGCGTTGTCATACCCAGTCACCATTCAATATGATCGTCGTCGGCACTGGGCTTGTGGACTTGGCCAACATCACCACGCAGTAGCGGCCATCACCCACCAGCAGTGGCGCATGGCGCACTTCATAATTCTCGCCGGCAACAGTCAGGTTGTCACCGAAGTTCAAGGCACCGAACAGGTCTGCACGCAGGTTGTGCAGCGCATACTCCACGCTCAACACCTGGTCATTCACCACTAGCTCGGTGTTCTGCTCCAATAGTGCTTCACCGGAAACGGCGCCCCAGAGAACTGAGACGCCGCCAAGGTTCCGGTTGACGGAACGGGCCAGCAGATTGTGACGGCTGGCCCAGCTCATCAGTTCTGGAGTCGAACAGCCACGGTGGTCGCCGCCTGGTTGGCAGCGGCCATTGCATGACCCACCAGCTTGCGGGTCCCGCTGCTATCGGTGCCGCTGACAGAGCCAGAGCTGAAATAGACGGGACCGCCAGCAGTGCAGGCATCACCTGCAGCTGCCGTCAGCTTGGGGAGGGTATAGATGCCCTCCAGTGCAATGTTGCCCTTGGCGCCATTGGCGATGTCAGTCACGGCCACGCCGTGCAGGTTGCCGAACTGCACCAGATCACCAGAGGCAATAGTCGCCCCAGCGGTGATCTCGATGTAGTCGCCATCACTGAAGATTTGGTTCTTCATGGAAAGTCTCAGAGAATGGGATCAGATCAACCGATGATCAGGCGGTGCCTTCTGCGCGGACGAAGCCGCGGAAGTCAGACAGCGTGCAGCCGAAGTCCATCCGAACCAGCAGCTCAACCCCGTCGGGATCGCGCTTCTCGGTCGTGGTGATGGTCGGGCCAGCCTCACCAGCCAGGTAGCCGAAGGTGATCATCTCGACCCGGTTGGGCGAGCTGGTCAGATACCACACGCTGGTGCTGTCATCATCAAGCCGCGGCTCAACGATCAGCTGCACACCCATCGCGAACGGATTCGGGCCGCTGTTGCCGGTCAAGGCAGCGGGGGCGTATCCGGTCGGATACAGGAACTGCAGCGCCGTGGTCTCCAGCGTGGTCGGAACCACCAGATAAGCAGGCGCCAGGTTGATCCGGTTATTCGCCAGATCCTTCTGATTGCGCAGCTTCTGCTTCGCCTTGTCCATCCCACCGATGGTGATGCTGGAGCCGCTGCCGGTAACCGTGTTGTTGTGACCGCTGACGAACAGGGCCTGGCCGTCAAGGCTGACCGTGGCACCGTTGGCGCCGGTGGTGATCAGATCCCAGATCAGGTTCGATTCCAGCAGGCGGCAGCCGCGACCCAGCATCTCGGGCACCCGGCTCAGGGAGTCGAGATCATCATTGATGATCATGGCCCTGGTGACCGTGAGCTTCTTGCCGTAGGTGGCAAGGTTCCACGTGGACTTGCCTTCGGTCAGCGTGCCGTGCTTGTACTCGCCACCTTCGAGGATCTGCTCCGGCACCACCTGACCGGCGATCTGCAGATCACTGACCGACTTGAAGTCAGGCAGGTTGCGTTGACGGGCCAGAGGCCGCCAGGTCTGCGGCTCCTCGGCGTAGGCCGCTAGCAGCGTCTTGTTCGCCACGTTCTCGAACAGCTTCGGGAAGTCCGAAGTGCTGTGGAACGAACGGGCGACCACCTCGTTCTTCGACATGCCCACGGTGTTGACACCACGGGAGCCGAGATACGCGCGGCACATCTCCAGCGCCGTCAGGCCGAGGGCCTGCTTGCCAACCTCAGTCGGCTGATCGATCACACCAGCGCGGCGCTCCAGCTCATCGCTGAATGCACGCACCAGGCTGTCGCCGGAGTCGCGGGTCACCTCCACACGGGCCGGGTGGCCAGCATGGGCAGGTGCACGGCGCTCAGTCTCCAGGCGCATCTCACGCACCACCGCCGTCAGCGCATCGGTCTGGCTGCGGCCGCGGTTCTCATTGAGGATGCGTTGCACGGTCTCTTCAGGCAGGCGGGCCTCGCTGGCCGCACGCCGCACCGTCAGCTCCAGGCGCTCATCAGCTGCCGAACGCTGCACATCCTCGCCGGCCGGTTCGGCAGCAACGGGAGCAGCGCAGGCAACCGGTGCCTCAGCAGCGGGCGTGTTGTCTTCCACCGGGGCGCCCCCGGCCTGATTCTCTTCGGACATCGGGGGTTCTCCCAGATTGTTGTTGTCGCTGCGCATCACCGCTGCCGTGTCCTGCCCTGCTGCCACCAGGCTGACCAGCTGCGGGGACCAATCGGTCGCCATCAACAGATCGCCTGTTTCTGCCCAGCTGTAGATGCGGGCATCAACGCTGAACCTCGCGCTTCCCGTCCGCAGACGAGGTAACGCCAGATCCATCGCAGCTGCAGGGCCATCCACAATCACCTTCCCGACGAGCTGATTCGTGCCATCACCGGCACGCTCCAGGCTCAGATCAGTGACCGCACCCCAGATTGACTCTGACGTGCGCAGGTGGTCATAATCCGCCGGGATCGGTCGTTCCGGCCAGCGGATTGCATCGGTGGAATGCACCAGCTGGAAACCATCTCCTACATCGGCATCCGATGAGATGACGATCGTCGCAGTGCGACTCTCCTCGTCCCACGTATTTGGCGCAAGCAGCGCCATCCGTTGGAGTTGACGGTGATCCATAGCTCAGGCTACGGATTGGCGTCAGGCTGATCCTCCATCATTTGCTGCACCATCTGCGCCTGTCCCGCCAGGCTCACCCTTGCCACATCCACATCCAGCACCAGGCCGGCGGCCCTGGCGCGCTTCATGTCGGCGCCGAGCTCTGCGATCACCGTCTCCGGCACGTACCCCAGCATCCGCTGGATCTCGCTCAGGCTCATGAAGCCCGCGCGGACGGCGTTCACATAGGCCGGGATCTCGCGGGCTGGATCCACAAGCCATGTGATCGGCGGCGTCCACTCGAACCGTGACGCCACCCGGCCACCGCCGATCACCGCCGCAGTCTCGCGATACCACGCCGCGACCGGGTTCAGCAGCTGCGGGATCATGATCCCCCACCGCCAGCGGGCCACCGCACGACGCATCTCCATCCAACCCATCCGGCCACTGGAGAAGTTGACGTTCCCCAAGTCGCCGGTCAGCGCTTCGTACGTGATCTCGTACGCCTGCGCGATGCTCAGCAGGTGGAACTTCTGGTTTGACACGTAGTCGCCTGACGTGGGCGGCTGCGCGAAGGTGATCGACTTGCCAGGTGGCAGCTGCTCGATGACGCCAGGCTCCAGCGTGTCCAGCAGCTCGGTGCCGGCCGTCAACGCATCAGCGTCTGCATCGGTCACAAACGCCATGAAGCATGCCGCCAGCTTGTCCTTCAGCAGCTGCGCTGCATCGCGATCGCTGACGTCCCGGAGCTTCAGCAGGGCCGCCACACCAAACGGCACGCCGGTGGCCTGGCCAGGACGGCGCACGTCATACACGTGGCAGATCTCCTCCCGCGGCACAAAGTCCGACTGCTGGATCGACTGCGCCGTCCAGTCAGACTCGCCAGGGTGAGCACGCCGCAGCCAGTAGCCCTCCAGCTTGCCGTTCTCGGCGTACTGCTTGCCGAAGCGGATCCTGGCGCCGTCGTCCTTGCTGAAGTCCAGGTGATCAGGTTCCAGAAGCTGTAACTGCAGCGGCATCAGACCACGCGCCAGCAGGCTCTCATCCATCCGGCGCCGCACCAGGCAGCTGCCGCGCACCGCCACCGTTCGGGCAATCAGTGATTGCAGCCCGTAGAAGTTGTGCTGTCCGCTCCAGTCGCAGTCGGTGCCTTCCGCCCATTCCCGGAACCCATCAGCGAATCGGCGCGACGCACCCACCGGTGCACCAATGATCCCGTCCCCTACCCAGTTGTTGCAGACGACCGCGATCGCCTTTGATGCCCACGGGTCAGAGTCCACCAGATCCTGATGCCTGGCGATGATCCGCTGCAACGCCAGCCTGAGATCAGCGTTCGGACCTTTGTTGGTGGCAAACCAGTTATCGGTTCTGCGCGATTGCTTGGCCGCCTCAAAGGCGCGGAGGTGTTCGATCGCCAGCTGCTTCTTCGCCTCCTGCAGCCGCAACTCCAGCTGTTCCGCACGCTTCCCCATCACGCCCTCCGGTGCGACAGGTAGATCCGCCGTGGGATCGTCGGTTCCGCTTCCAGCTCGGCCGACATGATCGCCTCCAGCCGGCGCATCTCGGCGAGGCTTCGATACTCAACCATGCGGCCGTTTGCGCTGACTTTCGTCACGCCTTCGGCGATCGCCGCGCGAAGATCCGTCAGCTGCTGGGCGGTGTATCGGCTCATAGGCCAGGCTACGCGTCACTTCAGCCAGCTCCCCCGGCGACGCTTTATCGGGGCCTGCGGTGGCTCATCAGCCGGCAGCCCAACCGACAGCGCGGCCGCAATCTGATCCCACATCGTCGCCCGGTTGTACTTCCTGGTCACCAGCTGCAGCGCCGCGTAGGCGTAGCGGGTACAGTCGCCGCCCTCGTCCCTGGCACCAGGTGGTAGCACCCAGTGGTAGCTGACCTGGCCCTTGTCGCGCCGCGGCATCCGCTTCCACGGGAACAGCTCATCAAGGAACTGATCCGTCGCTGCCATGCCGAAGTGCAAGTAGCCCGGCCCCGGCTGCTCATTGCGCAGGCGGCCCTGCAGGTGGTTCACGCTGGCGTCATACCCCACCGGATACAGCAGCACGCCCCGCTTCGTCACCGCCTGATTCTTCCGGTTCACATCCACCGGCACGCCGCGGCCGATCAGCGGCTTGCCCTTCTGGTGCGCACCTTTCATTGGCACCCACCGCGCCGATCGCGTGCGGCACCACTCGCGCACCTCCTGCGTCGCGATGCCGCCATCGTCAATCCCGCCCATCCGCATCGTGAGCATCACGCCGTCGTCGCGGCGCCACTTGGTATCTGCCACCTGGTCCAGCTGATCCAACGTCTCGGTCTGCTGCGGGTCGCCGTCGATCTCAAAGTGGCCCAGGTGCCACGCTTCCTCGCCGCGGCCCCAGCCCCAGAACGTCACCACCAATCGTTCGCCCACGGTGCCGCCGCCACCCTGCACATCGACGCCGGCGGTGATGATCAGCACGCCCTCCGGCACCGATCCCACCGGATACCCATTGCCGGCTGCTTCGTCCTGCCGGCGCTTTGCCAGGCCATCACCGGTCAGCTTGCCGGCCAGCGTGTCCTCCCACGGCAGACCCAGGACGGTGTTGTGAAACGTCTGCATCGCATCAGGATCGCCGCGACGCATCGCCTCCAGCGCTTCCTGGTGCTCACGCACCAGCACCGCCCAATCTGCCGCCGGGCTGTAGCTGTAGGCCGCCCACAGGTGGTAGCTCCGCAAGCCTGGCTGCTGGCTTTCAGCCGTTGCCCTCCACTCCCCGCGCTCCACCATCCAACGTTTCTTGCTGTGCGGGATCAGCTCCGCACAATGCGCGCACTCATACGAGCCGGCATCGTCGCCGTCCTTCCGCATCTGCTCCCATCGCAGCACCTGGTACTCCTGGCAGAACGGACATGGCACGAAGTACCGGCGCTGATCACCACGCAGGAACCATTCGTGGGTCTTGTCGTTTGGAAAGATCGGCGTGCCACCGATCGCGATCTTCCGATCCCAGTAGTAGTCCGCCCGGTTGCGGCCCAGCTTGATCTGATCGCCTTCGTCAATCCGTCGATACGCGCTCGGCTCATCGAACAGCACCACCTTGCGGCTCTTGCGCCGAAACGCCCGGCCACTGGCGGCGTTCACCACGTCGATCAGCCCACCATTCGTCAGCTGCTTCAGCAGGATCGTATTGCTGGCGGTGTTCCTCGCCTTGGCTTCTGAGATCAGCCCGCGCAGCACCGGCGTGTCCTCGAACAGCGGCTTGATCTCCTCCTTGCTGTAGCCCTCCGCGTCTTCCTTCACCGGCTGCACGATCATGATCTCGCACGGGTCCTGGTGGCTGAAGTACTGCACCACCACCCCCAGGCACTTTGTCCAGCCCACCCGCGCCGACTTCATGCAGGCCACGATCTCCACGCCTGGTGTCGTGAAGCAGTCGAGCAGCTCGCGTTGATACGGCAGCGTTCGCCAGCGACCCTTCTCTGCAGCGCTGCCGGTCATCACCGCGAACTCGTCCGCGTACTCGCTGAGCTTCAGTCGCGGCGGTGGCTTGAAGCCCCCGAGGATTCGCCGCGTCAATGCCACCGGATCAGACTCGATCACGCCGCCACCTCCATCGCCGCCAGTTCCTCCAGCGCTTCGCGCAGCAGGTCGCGGATCAGCTCCACCTCATCCGTCGTCAGGTGCGGGATCTGCTGCTTCGCCCTGCTCGGCACACCCAGCACCTTCGTGCGGGCCATGTTCACCGCCTTGCCGGTGGCCGTCTCCACGTCTTCACGACGTAGCAGCTGGCCTTCCTGCGTCTTGCGCTGCAGCTCCAGCAGGTTCGCCTTCTCATACTCCGACCTGGCGCGGCTGATCGTGTACTCCGGTAGTTCCTCCGGCCGATCAGCAGGCAGCTGTGCTGGTGTCGTTGTCGCAGCCCTAGGCGATTCTCGCTTCTGCGTCGGCTGCTGTGCCTCTGCCTGGTGCGGCGCCACCTTGGCCAGGTATTCAGCCACCAGCAGATCGCCGTCGACGCGCAATGGCTTCTGCTGCAGCACGCAGGGACTTCCCGCCAGCGCTCCACGCTCACAGAGCTTGTCAAGGTTTTGTCTGGTGCAACGTCGGCCGGTGGCGGATTGAATGAGCTCTGCCCCGGCCTTTGCATTCAGCGGTGTTGCCATGCAACCACCCTATGCAACCGGTTGCATCACAGCAGAGCCAGCTGGCCAACCGAGCCGCGATCCCAGCCCAGCACTCGGCAAATCTTCCGCCAACGCTTCTCACTGAACTGCGGCTGCGCGCGATACCAACGCTCCACTTCGTGCTCACGCTTGCTGTAGTTGCACGCCTGGCACGCCGGCACGATGTTGCCGATCGCGTGCGTGCCACCCTTGCTGATCGGCACCACGTGCTCAATCTGCATGTCGCCAGCCGCTCCGCAGTAGGCGCAGCAGTTGTCGAACTGCGCAAACCTTGCGCGAATGACGCGCGGCTTGATCTGATGCGCTGTTTGCTGGCGCAGCAATGCCTTTCGACGCTTGGACTTTTGGCGGACATACAGGCGCAGATCAGGATTGATCTGATACTGCAGCCACCAGCTAGCACGGTCCCATTGCTTGTCGTGCTCGCGCTTGGCTTCAGGATGCTCGCGCCAGTAGCGGCGCTGCTCGTCCATGACTAGGCGGGCGACGCTCGGGCAGCGGCCGGCGGCGCGGATGGCATTACGCAGCAGAGCCTGACTTTGATCGCCCTTGGGCATGGCACCGTTAAGACGCAGTGGAAGTGTGCCTTTGGCTGTCAGCCCTTGCTCTCTGAGCTTTTCACGCACCATGCGCTTGTAGAGACGTCTGCGCTCTGCAGTCGGTAGCCCTCTTAGCTCAGGATGCCACCGGCGATCAGTTATTTGCCTTTGCTCTGATTGCTTGCGTTTTCGCAGCTTTTCACACTCAACACACTTGCCCCACCGCCTAAGACTTACGTCGCATCCTTCCCACTTATGGCCTTCTTTGCATAGCCTTCCAAGCGCTTGACTGGCAGGCCAGCCCATTGCTTGGTAATCGAGAAACGAAAGCAACCAATCAGAATGCTTCTTTCTTAAGCAGCCCATGCAGTGATTAACAGTTCTGCCTCTTTTGTCCTTGTAAACGCTTCTTAGGCTTTGCTGTGTTCCAGGCCATGCGTGGCTGCGCTTGCAAAGCGTTCCAAGGTAGAACCGCTCTGGATCGAACGAGTACCGTAGTTCCATCGGCCTGTGACAGCAGGTTGATCACGGGTCGGGAGTTCGCAGCTCGCCGGCCCAACCACAAGCCTAGCCCCTCAGCCCTGTGAGCATGAGGGCAACCTTGCCGGAAGACGAAATCATCAGGTTTTCTGAGCGCATTGGCTCCGGCACTTACTGGGGGCCAGGCAGGACCCGCTGCCTGTGGAAAACCCCGCCCCGCCGGCCGAGATCGACTGCGCCGCAATGGATCTCAGCAATCAACGACCGTAGCCGCGAGCGGCTGAGTCGAGCACTCGCTGAACACCTTTGATGTATTGCTCGTTGATTCGTTGCTTCACATCAGCGCGAAGCTGCGTACCGATCGCTGAATTGCCAAGGAAGATTGAGCCGATTGAAGGACCGTAAACGCCTTCGAGCTGATCGTTCGGCGTGCGCCTGAGAACGAGCCGATTGGCGTTCGCGCCTGTTGCGACGAACGCGCCTGGGAATGTCTGCCGACCGTTGGCCTTGATGATGGTGGCTGTGACGGGCCGACCAGCTGGCTTGGCTGGCCCCCAACCGCGGCCACGGCCTAGGCCTGGCTGGCGGCCACGGCGGCCTGGATTGGGTCGGAACTGGGTGAGTGTGGGAGGGCGACGGGAAAAGCGGATGGTGGCCGAGCTGCCGTCGCCCGAGAATCGGGTGCCTAATACGTCATCCTTTACCCGACGAGATGGGATGTTGTAGGAGGCAGTGATGCCCTTCGCCACGGCGGGTGGCACAGCATCGGCGGCGTACTTGACGCCACCTCTTAAAGCCTTCTCAAAGAGCTTGGGTTCAAGGATGCGCCGCATCCGTGTGAGCCCTTCGGTGCCTGTCAGGTCAATGTCGAGGCGTGCCATGGTCAGCGGTGATCAGGAGCCGGCCTGATGCCGGAGAGCTTGGCTTGGGGATTGAGCTGCCGGTAGAGCCAGCCGGCGTGATAGGCGTTGCGTGCGTTGACGGCGACGTCTTGGGTGCGTCGTGGGTCTGTGGGGTCTGTGCGGATGGTGATCAGGTATCGCATGGGTCGCGATCCATGAGTTCCTCTAGCTCCATTCTCTGGAGGTCGAGATCAGAGGGAACGTTCCATTGGCACTGGTCTTCTCCGTTGGCACTGACGACGACGAGGGTGCCGATGGACTTCCAAGAGGCGACCCAGTTCAGGATGAGCTCTTGCCACCAGCGGAGCCATGGTGTGCAGCGGTTGACGATGGTCCAGAGGGTGGCGGCCTTCTTCATGCGATGTAGCGGGCCCACTGCTCCAGTGTGAGGACGACGCGCCAGGTGCCACCGCGGAAGCGGATCAGGGTGGCGGCGTGGGTGGTGTTGGCGTTGATGCGCTGCTGCTCGGCTTCGGGCGGCTTGATGCGTGCAGCAGCTGCCGTGTCCTTCCAGCTGGCCACCTGGACGATGTGATCGGGCACACCGTCGAGGTCGCCGGTGTCGTCCTGGCGGCCAGCGCCGAGCTTGCGACGTATTGGCTTCCCGAGGAGTTCGGTCAATACTTCAGCTGCTTCGCGTTCGGCGGAGTCACCCTTTCGTTTCTGTGGGTTGCTCACGCCTCGGTGATCATCTTTTTCAGGTTGACCAGGATGATGCGTGCCGCGGCCTTTGGTGCGAGGTGCTCAAGCTGCAGGTCAATCAGGGTGGAGAGGCGCGCCTGTTCGATTGCCTGGCCTTGTGCGAGGGCAGCGGAGACGCGGCAGTCGATCGCGAGCAGTTCGGCAGCAGCAGCGAGGTCGGCCTCGCGTTGATCCAGCTCCAGTGCGCGTGCGGCCAGCTCTGCGGAGCGTTCAGCGAATGCCGCGTCGATGGCGGCGTGGAGGCCTTGGAGGACGCTCATCTGGCGAGATGCGCGAAGGGTGAGGGGGTGTTGCCAAGCAGGAGGTCGATGGCCTCCAGCTCGCGGTAGTAGCGCTGTCTGGCGCTGTGAGCCTGAGCGAGAAGGGCTGCGGCTTCCTTTTCGAGGATGACGGCTTCGGCACCGGCGAGGTGGGCGCGTTCGCTTGTGCAGCGGAGGATGGTGGTGCGATCCATGGTCAGACCTTGGCGAGGGTGATCTGGTGGGCCTGATCTTGGTACTTGCCGGAGCGATCGGCGTAGGTGGTGGCGGGTGGGTTGCCGCGGTGGAAGATCAGCTGCGCGATGCCTTCGTTGGCGTAAACGCGAACGTCAGAGTCCGAGCTGTTGCTGATCTCGATGGTGAGGTGGCCGGTCCACCCAGGCTCCAGTGGGGTGACGTTGACGATGACGCCGGTGCGTGCGTAGGTGGACTTGCCGAGACAGATGGCGATCACATCAGCAGGCATGGTGAACCGCTCGACGCTGACGGCGAGGGCGTAGCTGTGTGCGGGGAGGATGAAGTAGCTGCCTTGGCTGTCCTGTTGGAGGTTGGACCATTCGAGGTGGTCGAGGGTGAAGTTCTTGGGATCGACGACTTCACCGGGCATGCGGCGAAAGATGCGGAACTCCCGATCGCTCAGGGTGATGTCGTAGCCGTAGGACGACAAGCCGAAGCTGATCGCCGGGTGATGGTTGAGCTTGCGGATGAGGCGCGGCCAGAAGGGAGTGATCATCTGGGCCTGTTCGCAGAGCTCCAGGATTTCGAGGTCGTTGAGGGCCATGAGTCGAGCGGGGTGGCTTGAAGGGACCAGCGGTTGAGGAGCTTGAATTGCCGACCGGCGAGGAAACCACGCAGGGTGGGGTAGTTGACGCCGTTGCGTTCGGCCCAGCGCCGCTGGCCGGTGAGCGGTAGGTATTCGGTGCGATTGCGGAGGTGATCGCGTAGGGTCCAGCGCGGTTCAAGGCGTGGGTCAGGTTCGTCCTTGGGATGCCGCTTGACCCACCAGATGAAGGTGCCGGCGTTATTGGAGATGGAGGCGCGGGCGATGAGCTCGCGTTCATCGAGGCGCAGGAGTGCCTTGTTGAGGGTGGACCGTTCGCTGCCGACTTGATTGGAGAGGTCAATGAGTGAAGGCCACCAGTTGGGGGTGAGCTGCTCCAGCTGAACCATCAGGAGGATGAGTTCGCAGCGATGGTGACGACGTAGGTCAGCGAGGAAGGCGGGATCGATGGCCATCAGGCCTTGGGCAGCTTGATGGTCCAGAACGGTTCACCCACCTTCTGCACGGCAGTGCCATCGGCGACGGCAGCGGCCTGTGCGTCCTTCAGGCGCAGGGATAGCTCGGTGACGGCTGGCGGGTAGGTGTAGGTGACCTTGCCGGGCCGGAGATCGAACTTGGCGTCCTGATGACTGAACTGCGGATCTAGGTCGCCCTCGTCGACTGCAGTGCGCAGCGCATCAAGGGCGGTGTCCAGCATGCCCTCAAGGCTTTTGATCTGCCGCTTCAGGCTGATGACCTGATCAAGGGTGGCGTCAATGTCGAGGGTCATCGGGCGAGGCTGCGGAATGGGGTGATGGGTGCCGCGGCCTGGCGGCCCTGGTCGATCAGGCCACCGGGTGACCAGGCGACCAGCAGAGCGAGGAAGAAGCCAAGGGTTGTGTAGCGATCCATGCGGGGCTGTGAGGGTGAGGGGATTGGGGTGGGATGAGAAGCCTGCCCTTGCTGCTGCCCAATGATTCCGGGCCTGGCGCCGGCAGCAGTCCGCGATGGGACCTGTGGGGAAGAGGGTGACGGCTGCAACCACCGGCAGGGCCGGCCAGTGGGCGTGTTTTCTCTCAGGAGGACAGGCGGACGGCTGGAGCCCAGCCGCTCACCCCATGCGGAGGATAGCGACTCACAAGGGGATACGGCAAGGCTCCTGAGCGTGAGCGGCTGCATCTCTGCTGTGCAGCCACCGAGCCCACGCCAGGCCCCATGCGTGCAGGCATTCCTCGCGGCTGTAGAGCGGGCTGAAGGTGGTGCTGCCCGGTCGTGCCCAGATGGTCTGCCCGGCGTCGTAGTGGACGCCGTGGGTGGCCTCCAGGGCCATGTAGCCGCCGAGCTGTGCAGCGGTGCTGTAGGTGGCGCCGTTCTCGCCCAAGGACTTGAGGTCTGCCAGCACGCGCCGGCCGCTGCTGCGTTCGACGAACCCACAGTCGTAGGTGCCGCTCACATTGCGCTGCAGGCAGCAGGTGGGGCGTTCGGAGGCGATCACCTCCACATCAAGCCAGCGGGTGTGGTTGAGCAGCGGCACGATCCAGTCGCAGTAGTCGCCCCCGGCGAGCGGCTCCAACTCGGCGAGGCGTGACTGCAGGAAGCATTCGAGCGCCAGGTGGACGGTGTTGCCCCGCGGTTCCCAGACGGTGCGTGTGGCCTCGATGCGTTCCATGGCGAACGCGGACTTGCCCAGGGCGAGGACGCCGGTGATTGAGATCGGGAACCAGTGGAGCGGCTGACCGGGGCGCTCCAGCACGTACCGGTGTTCAGGGTCCTGCCGGCGCAGGCCGGGGATCGGGGGGAGCCAGGGGGTCATGGGTCAGTCGGCGAACTCGTCGTACCAGTCGTCATCTGCGGCTGTCTCACCAGCCGCTCCATCAGTGGGCGTGGCCGCCGCGGCGTCGCTGTGCCCCACTGCTCCAGCCCCAGGGGGGGTGTTGTCTCCGTGAGTGGGCACTGATTGCACCACCGGCCAGTCAGGGACTGAGGTTTCGGATTGCCCAGTGCCATCTGAGGAATTGCCCGGTGGGCAATCGGGCTCCAGAGGGTGGCTCTCGGAATTGCCCGATGGATTGCCCGGTCCAAAACCATCGGGCAATTCAGAGCGGCCAGTCGTAGCAATGGAAGTAGGGCTATTTATGCCCGGTGTAGGGGAGAGGGGATTAAGAGGGGGGTTTATAGACCCTTCCTGTCTCATCCCGTGTCTCATCTGAGACTGCGCAGGGCTAAGGGCGAAGAATCCGCGCCGCGGCCGGACGATCAAGCGACGCCGCAGGAGATCTGGGATGGTGTTGTCGACGGTCGAGGCCGACCGCTTGAAGCGATGGAATACCTCGTCGATGAGCGCCTTGCGCTTGAGGCTGTCGACGTCGTTGGCGTGGGCATCGGCGAGGACGGTGAGGATCGCGTTCTCGGCATTGCCGACCACCTCCTGACCGGGGAGCAGGATCAGCTCAGCTGCTTCGCGGTCAAGGTCAAAGCGAACCTTGCGGCCGGGTTCGATGACGGCTGCGCGATCCTTGACGAAGCGGGCCATGGTGCCCTGGCGCTTGCCGTCGTCGTTGGTGATCGGCTGGAGGGCCACCACCATCGACGGGATCTCTGACCAGGCTTTGGCGCCGGAGTGGCTGCCGTTGGCGGTGCCGTCATGGCTGATGATGTCGATGGCGCAACCCAGCGACCGGCAGAGCACCTCCGCCATGAAGGTCAGCAGGGTGGCGGTGGATTCGTTCGACAGGTAGGAGACGTTCGCCCTGGAGGTGACGGCCTTGGCGCTGTCGATGATCACGTAGCTGATCTGATGCCGTTCGACGAAAGACACCAGGCGGACCATGCCGTTGATGTCTGAACACCAGGCGGCCTGGCCCTGCTCTGGAGCGTCGGCCCAGATGAACAGCTGCTGATCGGGTCCGGGGGTGAGCATCGGATCATCGGCAGCGTCGAGGTCGTCGAGTGCCTTGCGGAGGGCCTCGGGGCCGGAGTCGGTGGCGATGTAGAGCACCTTCCCTGCGGGTGCCGGATTGGAGCGATCCAGCAGGCCGGTACCACGGCAGACGGCGAGGGCCTTGGCGAGGCAGAGGGTGGTCTTGCCGGTGCCGGCGGGGCCGTAGGTGAGGTGGAGCTGATTGCGAATGATCCAGCCGTCTAGGAGGTAGGTGAGGCTGTCGAGGCAGGTGAGGTCGACGGATTCGGTGGTGCTGCTGATCGGCTGAACGCGACGCATGCGCAGCCGATCGAACAGGGCGGCATTGACCTGATCGTCATTGCGTCGGAAGCGCTGGCCGAGGGCTGCGCGCCATTGCATCTCGGCGTTGATGTCACGGGCTTCGATCGCCTGCAGGGTTGCCTCCAGGAGCTCCAGGTAGGCGGGTTCGTCTTCGTCGTCCTGTGGATCGCCGGGGCCCTGCTGTTGGCGGTCCTGGCTGGCCTTGTGGCCGTTGCCGTTGCCGTTGGGCTGGCTGTCGGGGAGGGTGATGCGACCGGGCACCGGATCAGCCTTTGGCTGCCAGCCGTCCTGGCGGGCGAGGTAGTAGAGGCTGCCGAGGGTGACGCCACTGCCCTTGAAGCTCTCCCACTTCGCCAGGCATTCAGCCTCATCGAAGTTGCTGCAGCCGCGGGACCAGTCGGTCCATGCGTTGAGCAGACCAGGGTCGACGCTGTGCAGCGCCATGCCGACCTTCAGCCAGGGGTCGTAAGCGTCGCGTGGCTTGATGTGCTGGAGGATCGCCAGTGCGCGATCAGAGTCAGCAGCATCGGATGGCCGGTAGTCGGCGCTGATCGGCTCATGGGGCGCGCGGTAGAGCGGCTCCAGCAGCCAGTCGGGGGCATCAGCGACGCGGTGATCGGCCGGGCTGTTGACCCACAAATATCCGGCGCTGTCCGGATGCTCGCCGGCGATGACCGACTGATGGCCGGCACCACGAAGCTCCAGGACGGTGCGGCCATCGGATGCCTGCCAGAAGCGGCGACCGCGGAGGTGTTCCCATGCGTCGAAGGGAACCCGGAAGGCGAGCTGCTTGCGGTTGGGTCTGCCGGATGACCAGCTGACGGTGGTGGGCAGATCGGTGGAGGGCCTGCCGAACACGTCGGCGAAGGTGGCTTCGCTGCCGTTGCCGTCGAAGTCAACGGCGATGATGCCGGAAGGTGGACCGAGGACGACACCAACGGCCTTGACGTAGGGCGAGTGTTTGGCGAGCGCCAGGATCCCATCGACGTCGTAGGTGGTGTGTGTCCAGTCGGTGAGGTTCTTGCCGGTGGTGGGATCAACGGGTCGCTTGCTGGGGCCGACGGGGATCAGCTGCCAGTCCGAGTCGACATCCGCGATCGCCTCGGCGATGGGGAGGGGTGTCACTAGCACTGTGAGGCTGAGGGTCAGCGGGTGGCGGAGACAGGGCGGCGGCGTTCGGCGCGCTGCTGGCGTTCCATCTGCTCGCGCAGCAGCTGGCGGATGACGGTGGAGCGGGGTTCGGCACTGGCTTGTGCCTGCTGATCCAGCCAGGCCAGGAGGTCCAGGGGAAGTCGAACGGGAACGGGACGGGTCATGCGGGCGGGCCTGGCAGCGGTGCGCAGCGTATATGGTTCTTCTACGCAGTGCTGAGGGTTGACGCTCAGGCTCAGAGGTGGATAGGCTGTGGCACCCGCCCATCGAGGCGGCAACCGTCTGGTACAGGCTCTGCCTGTGTGTCTGCTGGTGAATCGTCGATTCTCACAACGCCAAGCGCTGTTGCTCCTGGTTCGGGACCGATGGACGTGTCAGCTTTGCGGCGAACGGCTGACCCGTGCGACAGCACAGATCGATCACGTCATCCCGTGGTCACGCGGCGGCACCACATCGGTGCTGAACGCTCAGGCCTTGTGCCAGCGGTGCAACCTCTCGAAAGGATCATCGCTGCATGAAACTCAAGCTCAGGAAGTGGCAGGTCGAAGCGGGCCAGGCCGCAATTGAACGATTCAGGGCAGGCAATCGGATCTTTGTTACCGAAGCCTGCACTGGAGCTGGTAAGACGCTTCACGGCTGCGACGTAATGAACCGTCTTCGGTTGCAGGGGATGGCGGATCTTGTCGTGGTCATGACTCCAAGCATTGCCACACGACTCGGTTGGGTTGAGCGACTGAACGCCATTGGCTTCAATGCCACTGACAGGCCTGAGCTGTTCTCTACCGCCGACTTCGACGCGATCGTGATCACCTATGGGGGAGTGGCCGCTGTCGATCGGGCGCTGTATCTACGACCGGTTCACCGCGGCATTGCTTCGGTTGTTGACGAGTACCACCACGGTGAAGAAGACGCCTCCTGGGGAGCAGCGATCGCCAGGGTTGAGCAGATCTCATCAAGCATGTTGTTCCTGTCTGGGACGCCATGGCGGTCGAATGGACAGATCGCCGTCTTGGCCCAGCATTGCAACAGATACGGACAGCCTTATTACCAAGGCGACCGTGTAAAGGCTGATTTTGCCTACACATTTTGCCTACACAATGAGCAACACCTACGGCTACCCACCGGTGGAGCAGCAGCACTGCGGCATCTGCCGGTATGCAGTGGAGCTACCCAAGCGTGATTTCGATGATGTGATGCGGTGTGCCCGTCATGCGCCGGTGATCCTGCCGGAGCGGTTGAGTGCTGAAGATCCGACGTTGTACGGCTATTGGCCGGCGGTGTTCCCTGACTGCTGGTGTGGTGAGTGGGCGCCGAAGGATGGAGGGGTCGCGTGATGGATCATTGCGTCTTGGATTACAGCAAGTTGCCGCCGGTGGTGCGGTGCATGGCTTGCGGTGCGACGACAGCACTGCAGCTGCCGATCCCGATCACTGAAGCGGTCAAGGTGGCGGATGCGTTCGCCGCTGACCACCGCGGCTGCGTCATGCCGGAGGTGAAGGGATGAGCACCACGCTCACCGACTACCGGCAGTTCATCGCCTCCAAGGGCACTGCCGCCGGATCTAGCGGTTTCACGATGCACGGCGACTGGCCGGGCCTGTTTCCGCATCAGCTGGCCACTCTGCAGTTCGCGTGCCAGAAAGGTCGATCCGCCGCCTTCCTGGATACCGGACTGGGCAAGTCCAGGGTTGAGGCTGCAGCCGCTGCGGAGTTCATGCAGGCCAGCGGCAAGCCATCGCTGATCCTGACGCCACTGGCGGTGGCCCGTCAGATGCAGCGGGAATGCGAAGCCGTCGGCATCGAGGCCCGCATCGTGCGCGAGCAGGGCGACGTGTGGAGTGGCGTCAACATCGCCAACTACGAGCGGCTGCCGAAGCTGGATACTGCCGCCTTCGGTGGCGTGATCCTCGATGAGTCCAGCATCCTCAAGAGCTTCACCGGCCCCACCAAGCGGATGCTGTGCGATGCGTTCAGCCGCACGCCTTACCGCCTGGCAGCCACTGCAACGCCAGCGCCGAACGATCACATGGAGCTGGGGCAACACGCGGAGTTCCTTGGCGTGATGCCAGGGCCTGAGATGTTGTCACGGTGGTTCATCAGCGATCAGACCACGATGGGTGGTTACCGCTTGAAGGGGCACGCGCGTGCGGACTTCTGGCGGTGGGTGGCCAGTTGGGCCAGGGCCGCGACGGTGCCATCTGATCTCGGCGGTGATGATGACGGCTTCGTGTTGCCGCCGCTCAACTACGAGCTGCACACGATTGCGGCAGACATCACCCAGGAGGTGCCTGATGGGATGCTGTTCAGGATCCCCGATGGCAGCGCCACCACGATCCATCGGGAGAAGCGACTCACCATGGAGGATCGCGTGGCGCGTGCGGCAGAGATCGCCAATGCCACCCCTGGCGCCGTGATCGTCTGGTGTGAGACGAATAACGAGTCGTCGGCGTTGGCGGATGCGATCCCTGACGCCATCGAAGTCCACGGCTCAATGGATGTAGACGAGAAGATCGCCGCGCTTGATGACTTCACCTTTGGCCGTCGTCGGGTGATCGTCTCAAAGCCGAAGCTGGCCGGCCTGGGCCTGAACTGGCAGCACGCCAACACGGTGATTTTCGCCAGTGTCAGCCACAGCTATGAGCAGCACTACCAGGCCGTCAGGCGGGCGTGGCGTTATGGCCAGACGAAGCCCGTGACCTGTCACGTGATCATCAGCGACACGGAAACCGCCATCTGGAACAACGTCCAACGCAAGGCGCAGGATCACCAGCGCATGAAGCGCGCAATGGCGCAGTCAATGCTGGCGTCACAACAGGAGGCGATCCTGCGCCGCGCATACACCAAAGCACCAGAAGTAACCCTGCCTGATTTCCTGCGATGAAACCTGATTACCAAGGCAACAACTGGGCCATCTACAACGCGGACTGCGTTGAGCTGCTGATGGGTCTACCGGCTGACTTCCTGGATTGCGCCGTGTTCAGTTCGCCGTTCAGCTCGCTTTACATCTACAGCGACTCCGAGCGTGACATGGGCAACAGTGCATCGCATACGGAGTTCCTGAAGCATCACGCCTACATGGCAAAGGAGCTGTATCGCACCATGAAGCCAGGCGCCGTGATCTGTGATCATGTCAAGGACACGGTGTTTTATCAGAACAGCAGCGAGACGGGAGAGGGCGGCCTGTTTCCGTTCAGCGACGAAGCTAGCCGCAACTATCGAGAGGCTGGGTTCTGCTTGCGGGCAAGGGTCACCATCTGGCGTGATCCAGTGCGCGAGATGCAGAAGACAAAGCACGAACGGCTGCTGTACAAGAACATCCGGGAGAACAGCCGCGTGTCGGCAATGGGGATGCCTGAGTACATCCTTGTCATGCGCAAGGAATCAAAGGGCAAGAACGTTGGAGAGCCCGTCACACACACCCGCGACGAGTTCACATTGGATCAATGGCAGCAGTGGGCGTCGCCGGTGTGGATGGACACCATGCAGACGAAGGTGCTCAATGCCAGGTTCAAGGCTGACAAGGATGAGAAGCACATCTGCCCGATGCCTCTGGACCTGATCGAGCGCTGCCTGACGCTCTACAGCAACCCTGGTGATCTGGTGCTGGATCCGTTCAACGGCATCGGCAGCACCGGCTACCAGGCGATCAAGATGGGTCGCCGCTACATCGGCTGCGAGCTGAAGCCGGAGTATGCCAAGCAGGCGGCACGGTTCCTGCAGGGTGCGGAACAGCAGAGCGGGTCACTGCTGGAGCTGCTGCAGGCTTGACACCGGATCCTGACCAGCCGTCACCACCTCCGACGGTGATCGTGGCGGGCCTGCTGCGGTTGATCGCGGCAGGCCTGGAGCCGGTGACAGCTGAACCGTACGGTCCGTACAGGTTGATCAGCGTGGCAACTGCCAGCGGCTGGTGGTTGGTGGTGCAGCTTGATGGCGACGGCCAGCCGGTGGAGCTCCACCATGCACATCCGCCATCGCTGCTGGTGCCGCCCTGGACCTACGGCTGCCAACGTGACGACTGGACACTCGGGCCGGAGTCGCGGGTGGTGACGCCGGTGGAGCTGCTGACGCTGGAGCAGCTGGCGGCGTTGCGTGGCCGGCTGGAGCGTGCGCCGGTGGTGCTGCAGTTCCGGCCGCTGCCGGTATGGGACGTGTCGAACCTGGGCGAGGAAGTGATCCTGGATTGACGTGTAGAAAAGCCCGGCGGTAACGAGCCGCCGGGCAGTCCCACGATCCGCTCAACAGCAGACACCCCCACAGGGCCTGCAGTTCAGGTTATGGCCGGGCCTTCGGTACCGTTCCAGGCCGGCCCCATCGAAGCCGACCACGGCGCCCCCCTTACGGATGATGGGCCGACCCGGTGCCGGCAGCGTAGGGCAGGCATGAAAAAGCCCCCTCGTGGGAGGGGGCGGGTGGTGGATCAGAAGGAGACGGCGATCACGAATTCACCTGAAGGTTTGCGGTAGATCATGGAGTAGAGATCCTTACGCTGGCGACCGGTGCGAGGGCTGAAGCCTTCCCAGACAGTGCCGTCAAATCCCTGATTGATGAGGTGCTTGCGGAGGTTTACCAGTTCTGCGGTGTTTTCGGTGACTTGGAAGCTGCGGCCGTTAATGGTTGCGGTGGTCATGTTTCCGATGGGTGGTGGAGGGCCTCCCCTCCGATGTCCTAATAGTAGCGCACGGCGTTACGGCTGGCCATGGCACGGGTGGCCAGTTCACATAACGTCATGCGCTACGGCGTCGTGCGCGTGTCTTGGCGACCCGAGCGGCACGATCGGCGCGGCCTTCGGGGGTAAGTGCAGTCCAGCAGCGGCTGCATAGGACGCCATGGATGCCGGTGTGGTTGCGGCCGCAGGCGCTGCAGATCAGCGGCTGTGCTGGTGCCAGCCGGCCGGCTTGGCGTTCGCGGTAGCGGCGCTGCCGTTCGGCGTTGGTGGGGTCGCTCACCAGTCGCCCTCCTGCTCAATGCGGACGAAACCGGGCATGAGCTCTTGAGCGGTGAGCAGCGCATGCCTACGGCTGGTCGCGAGCATGGCGGCGGTGCTGCCGTCGGGGAACACTGCACGCCATGGCCGCAGGCGGCTGGTGGTGCGGACGGTGGGATCAGGCATCGTCAATGTCCACCATGGCAGGCCAGTTGGGCATGGTCGGGTCGTAGGCGTCTTCAAGTGCAGGGCGCAGCACGTCGCGGCTGATGGTGATGGCGCCGCCTTCAACGCGCCATTGGTGAAAGCCGTTGCTGATGGCGGTCTGGGCTAGCAGGTCGTCGACGGTGGGCACCGGCTCAGGCTCGGGACCAAAGGCCTCGACCTGGGCGGCGATACGATCAGCGGTTCCCATGGCGTCGAACTCTTCGATGGTCATTGCGGCATCGAGATCGACGTACTCGCGCCAGAGCGTCCAGCTGTTGGCAATCTCGGCGTAGGTGTGCGTGCGTGACATGGCGTCGGTGCGGTGGTATGGGTGCCGGATGGGCTCCGGCGGGCCGTGGTGGGTCAGGCGGTCTGCAGCTCGGTCCAGAGCTGATCAGCGATCTGCTGATGGGTGCCTTTACCGAACATGGCGTCGAGCGCCTTCTTGGGGCTGATGCCGGTTTCAACCATGGTCTTGAGCACTGCAGCGATGGCCTCTTGACGGCTGCAGCCGGTGGAGGTCATGGCGTAGTTGAGAGCGTTGATGATTCCGGGGTGGGTCATGGTTGGTGATGGGTGGTGGAGGGCCTCCCCTCCGATGTCCTAATAGTAGCGCATGGCGTTACGGCTGGCGAGGGGCAGGGCGCCCCGTTGCAGAAGTTCACGCCAGCAGCTTGCGCACCTGGTAGCGGCTGCAGCCGAGGTGATCGGCGATGCGCTGCTGACTCCAGCCGGCATGGCGCCACCGGCGTGCGCGATCGGTGCGGCTCTCGGTGGCCCAGGCGAGGAACAGGACGGGCAGCAGCAGCAGCGCCAGCGTCCAGGCAATGAGGCAGGTGGTGGTCATGAGTTCACCGGCCAGTGCCGGGCGAAGGTGGTGATCGGTGGCGGGCCCCAGGCCTCGCGCTTCCGATGACGTCACCCTAGCGCTTAGTCGGCGTACGGCTTGCTGTGGTCCGCCTAAGCGCTAGCGTCTTGTCACAGACGTTCATGCGCCCGTGATCATCGGCTACGCCAGGGTTTCGACCGACAAGGCCGATCAGGACATGTCGATCGCCGAGCAGGTCCGCCAGCTCAAGGCCGCCGGCTGCGATCGCGTCATTGCCGAACGACGCAGCGCACACCAGGGCGCCAGGCCCGGCTGGCAGGAGCTGCAGGGCCTCGTCGCCGCCGGCCGGGTGCGGCGTGTCGTCGCCGTCTCGCTGGCCAGGCTCAGCCGCCAGGGCGAGGACGTGCCGTTCCTGCGGATGTGCGCACGCCGCGGCGTCGAGGTGCAGCTGCTTGATGGCACACCAGCGGACACCGCCGATCCAGCCGGCAAGCTGCTCACCGGCGTCCTGTCACTGGTGAACGAGATCGACTCGGACATCAAGGGCATCAACGTGCGCAACGGCATCGCCCGTCGCAAGGCGCAGGGCCACTACGCCTGCGGGCGGGTGCCGTTCGGCTACCTGTACGACGGCTCCCAGGTGGTGCCGCACCCTGAGCACTGGAGCCAGGCGCGGCAGATCTGGGAGCAGCTGGAGAGCATGGAGTGGAACATTCCCGGCACCATCCGCCGCTTTGGCCTGCCGTGGAGTGGCCGCGGCCTCGGGCGCTGGGTGGACAATCCGATGTTGCGCGGCATCGTCAACAACGAACCGGACCGGGTGCAGCCGCTGATCAGCTGGGAGGAATACCAGCACGCAAGGCGGCTGATTGAGTCGAGGCGCATCGTGCGCACCAGGGCGCCGCGTGTCATCAAGGTGTTCTCTGGTCTGATGCGTTGCGCCGGCTGTGATCACCGGATGCATTACGCCAGAGCGCATGGCAAGCCGCGGCTGAAATGCACGTACCTGCATTGCAGGTGGTGGGGCCGCGGCCTGGCGGAGTGGAAGGTGAAGGCGCAGTTCCTGGAGGCGCTGCGTGAAGCTGCCGAGCAGGTGGCGACTGTTGCGACAGTGCCGGTGACGGTGGCACCACCAGATGACACGGCGAAGCGGCAGCAGATCGCGCAGCTGGAGGCGCTGCAGGCGCAGGGTGTGCCGGGACTGGAGGCGACGATCGAGGCGATGCGACTGGAGCTGCTGGCACCACCGCCGGTGCTGTCAGCGAACTGGACCGCCTACCGGGATCTGATTCTGCGACCGGGAATCCTGGAGGGCTTCACGGTGGAAGAACTCCGGCCACTCGCGCTGGAGTTCATCGCGGAGCTGGTCTATGTCGGTGATCCCGACCGGATCGAAGTCAGGCTGCGCAATGGCTCGGGCGATGCCGCGGCGGATGGCAGTGCGGGCGTCCACGCGACAGGCTCACAGGTCTGAGCGGAACCTACACCACTGTGAGGCTGTGGCGCTGCGCATGCGGGAAGCCGGCTTGTGGGCACAGTTCCGAACCCATAGTGTGTCGTTACTGACCTTTTGGAGCATGAGCAATGGCCGCCCACCTCGACGCCTACTGGGATGACGCCAGGCAGTCAGAGCGATCAGCGCGGTTCGGCCGGTTCATGACCGTGTGGCGCAAGCGCTGTGGGTGGAGCCAGTACGTCTTGCCGCGGTGGGGCGAGGAGGCAGGCTTCCACACCCCCTCCACCGGCGCGATTTCAGGCCTGGAGAACGGCAAGGCCAAGAATCCGGAGATGAAGCTGTTCGCCGGCCTGGCCGAGGTGAACCGCCGCCTGATGGAGCAGGACCTGAGTGGGATCAGCAGTCGTGACCTGAAGGACAGGATCGCCAAGGGTGTGCCGGTGCTGGATCGTGACGGCAAGCCGTGGCAGTGCCAGCAGTTCGTCGAGGCCTTCCACTTCCCGCACCTCGCCAGCGGCGAGATCTGGGAGGCATCCGGCAGCAGCTCCACGCCAGCGCCTGAGCTGACCGACGCTGAGCTTGCGAGGGTGAACGACACGATTCACGATGCGCTGCTGACCCTGGCGCGGGAGGTGCGGCCAATCACCACGGCGCTCAACCTCGCGACGAAGCTGGCACCAGCAGACCAGCAGGACGGATACCGCGATGCCCTCAGTGGTGTGGGCTACACCCGTGAGGCACTACAGCAGCTGTGGGACCAGGAGGCCGGCGAGTGGGCGCCGCTGGTGTGGGCCAAGTCGCTGCAGGGATAGTCGGCGGCGGGGATAGCGTGAAGGGTGGCGTTGGGGCGGGCGTTCAAGGTTGAGAGTGCTGGTGTTCGGGCTTGTGAGTCGCTATTGTCCGTGAGTGCCGGGCGCCGTGCCCGGACAACGGACACGCATGACTGATCCATCTCCACTGATCCCAACGCTTGAACGTCTTTCTGATCAACGCCAGCTGTTTAAGCGGCTGTCTGATTTCCAGGAGGGCCTTACCCTCACCCGGCCGATCCGGCCCCTGCTGTCGGAGGTGCTGCGCGCTGCCAAGCCGGCGTTTGAGGCGGGCTTCGCCTACAGCGCATCCTGGTGGCAGGGCGATCTACAGGTGACGATCCACCACGGCAGCGCCGAGCTCGGCAGCTGTGCCGCTGCATCCGTCGACAGCTACAGCGAGACCTGCGCCAGGTTGCTAGCTGGGCTGCTCGGCATTCCACTGCTGGAGGGTGATCAGCCTGTTGAGGCTGAAGCCACCGCAGCTGCTGCGTTACCAGCCGGCACGCCGCCGCAGCTGCAGCAGGACACACCCCATGCGGTGGAGCCCGAACCCGAACCCGAGGACGAAGAGTTCGATGAGCTTGGCGACCCGGAGCCTTCAGCCGACATTCACCGTGTCTTAAGCGAACAGGAGAAGGCCACCGCCGTTGACATGGTGAAGGCCATGCCACCCGATCGCCGCCGGGCGTTCACCAAGTCGTTCCGCGAGGTGTTCAGCATCCCCGCCGATGCCAAGCAGATCGTGCCCTTCATCACCGAGCTGCAGCACCTGCACTTCATCGACCGGTACACCGTGGAGGCCAGCGGTGGCATCGCGGCCTAATCGCCTCATCGCCGCGGTGGAGCTGTTGAAGGCCGAAGCGTTCGACCTTGAGCAGCAGTTCAACAGCCGCTACCCCGAGTACATGCGGGAGGCGCGCATCACCCGCCTGATGGGCCTCTCCAATCGCATCCACATCCTGCGCCACCTGGCGCAACAGATCGAATCCATCTGATGACCATTCGCCGCCGTCAGGAACGCCTCGGCCCCGGCAACCGCCGGCATGTGCAGATCTACCTGGATCAGCAGCTGCATGACCGCATCCGCCAGCTCGCACAACGCGATGGTGTGTCGTTCAGCAGGGCCGCTCGTGAGCTGATGGAACGCGGCGCCGCTTCACTCCAATCAACCACTGAACAGACCCATGGGAATTGAGCTTCAGGACAACATCAACAGCACCACCACGCCGGTGATCAAGGCGCAGAAGATCGGTGAGGTCGCCCGCGTCGCTCTCGTGCGGTGGGAGCAGCGGCAGATGCTCAAGGACAATCAGCCGGTGATCAATCCGAAGACCGGCAAGCCGCGGAACGAACTGATCGTCCACGGCCTTGCGCTTGATGGCTTCACGGCGATGGTCGGCAAGGGCGATCAGCAGGACATCCCAGCACCCGGCACCCCCTGCCGCTTCATCCTCCGTGGCCGCGGCTTCGGGCAGTGGATCGATGCACGCAAGAGTCACCGCAACGGCAAGCTCTGCGTCGGTGATGTCGTCTCGCGGGTGATCGACCACGCGCAGGCGTACGACGCCCAGGGCACACCAAAGGGCGGGAAGATCACAACCCAGGCCGAAGCCGACAAGTTGCCGCGCTCCACCACGATCGGCTTCTACGGCGAACTCCAGCTGGAGCAGCCCACCGACGAAGCCTGGGTGCAACGTGCAGAGGCCGCCTACCACGAGTGGCAGGAAACGCAGCGCACCCAGCTGCCGGACGACATGGACGACGAGTTCGCGTGATCCATGACGCTCATCCTCACAGTGTCGGAGGCTTAGCCCCATGAGTTGGTGGCACGATCAGGCCGGCCGCTTCCCGCTGCTCACGCCCACCCAGGAGACGCTCCTGGGCCGGCAGGTGCGTGAATGGCTGGATCATCCTGACCCCGTGCCACCTGCACTGGAGCGCCGGGGGAAGCGCGCACGCGATCGGTTCGTGCGCGCCAACCTCAAGCTGGTCATCTCCTTCGCCGAGAAGTACCGCTCCGTTCCGCAGCAGTATCACGACGACCTGATCCAGGCCGGCAACCTCGGCCTGATGCGTGCCGTTGAGAAGTTCGATCCTGCCCGCGGCTACAAGTTCTCGACCTACGCCTACTGGTGGATCCGCCAGGGGATCCATAGCTTCCTGGAGCATCACGGCCGCTGCATCAAGCTGCCGACCACGCACAGCGCGCAATACACCCGAATCACCACCGCTGTCCTCGATCTGCAGGCGCAGCTCGGTCGTCGCCCCACACGGGCAGAGGTGGCGGATCATCTGGACCTGAAGCCGGAGGCAATCGAACGCATCACCTCCAGGCCGGTCGCCACCCTGTCGCTGGATCAGCCGAACCTACGCAGCGACGATGGCGGCATCCTCAGCGACGTCCTCCCCGATCCTGCCGGGCCGCTGCTGGAGCAGGTGGAATCCACCGAGCAACTGGAGCAGCTACTACGTGCTGTCCATCAGCTTGACGGCCGTGCGCAGCGGATCGTGTTTGATCAGTTTTTTTCCGCGACACCCTCGACCCTGCAGCAGCTGGCGACGGCAGAGAACCTGAACCGCGAGACGATCCGCGCGATCATCCACCGCTCGCTGCTTCGGCTGCGGCTGATCCTCTCCGGCAGTTCACAGGATCCGCACCCGCCAACGTGTGAACCAGTGCAGCAGGGCACGCAGCTTGCCTTGTTTGGGCCGCTGGAGTGATGTCGCCGCGGCGTTGACATCCACCAGAGCGCGCTGCACTTCGAGCTCGGCGATGCGTCGCATGGCACCACGCAGCAGCCGATCCTGATTGTGCGACAAGACGACGAGATGATCAGCGGCAGCCCGTAGCTGGTCTGTGGTCATCGCCCGGAGCTCCTGCCGGCAGATGGCCATGCTGGCCTCCGACTCCAAGCTGTGTTGGACGACCATCCAGCTGCCCCAGCCCATGGATCCACAGCGACCGATCTCACAGTCTGCAGATGGCCAGCTGGTGGTGATCGCCACGGCCCAAGGTGCGCTGTGGCAGGTGTGCTCTGGTGGCGTCTGCGTGCAGGCGCACAGTGGCGTGCGGTTGATTGAGGCGTACCGGCAGCTGCGGATCAGTCAGGGCCTGCCGGTGCCGCCGGGCTGATCCACCGCAGGATCCGTAGCTCACGTTCTGCACTCCACCCGTCGTGGAGCCGGAACCACTCGATGACGTTGGTGTGGCCCTTGGCGAGGTTGCAGGGCCGGCAAGCGGGGATCAGGTTTTCACGCACCGTCAAGCCACCGCGGACCACCGGCAGCACATGGTCGAGGGTGTCGGCAGCCTGGCCGCAGTATGCGCAGCAGCAGCCCCAGGCGTTGAAGATTGACCGCCGGAAACGGATCTTCCCTTCACGCTTCGGCACCAGTTCAGATCCGTCGATCTGGTGAAGCACGCGATCAGGCGCGGATGTCCATGTACCAGCCGCTGCCGCGGCCATCGACTTCCCAACGTTTCAGCCAGTTGCGGCGGCTGTAGCGGATGTTTCGGCCGGCGGTCGCCTTCGTGCTGACGTACCCGCCATTCACCAGGTCGGCTTCGCCGTTCGGGTCATGGTGCAGGAAGGCCTCGGCATCGAAGCCGACCACGACGCTCCAATGCCCGCCGCCGGTTGGTTTGGTGACCGGACCACGATGCAACCAGCCGACGGGTACCGGCCGCCCGTCACGTAAGTGGCCTTCCAGGATTGCGGCGGTGCCGTTCTGGTGAAAGCTGGCTGTGAGTCCGAGATGCGCAAGCGCACGAAGATGGGAGCCGGAGTCGGTGGTGTCGCCAAACCGGGCGCGGATTCGGTTGTACTCGTCGTCGGACTTCACCTTGCCGTAGAAGCGGGCGAGCATGGCGACGCTGGAGCTGAAGCATTCGCGCTGCCCCTGGCCGCTGCTGTTGTCCAGCTGGAACTCATACGGCACCGTGAGCACCACGCTGCCGGCTGGGGCAGCAGTGCCGCCAGCGAACAGCGCCACCTCCGCGGTTCGGCGCCGCACTAGGCCGGGCAGGACGTCGCCGCCGCCTTTGTTCCACCGCGGCAGCTCCTCCCGAACGACCGTGACCGGATTCTCGCCAGCGATCAGCCGGCGGCGGATGGTGCTGGTTTCAAGCGCACCGGCGCCGACGTTGTAGGTGAAGCTCACGATCGCCGCCTGCTGTGCACCGGTCCACTGATGGGCGATCGGCAGCAGCTTGATCACCTGATTGCGGACTGCGCGGAGCTCTGTTTCCAGCGTCACATCAGCCTTGTGCTGACTCCATCGAACGCCCTTCTTCACCTCAGGGCCGGTGTGCCCCCACCCGATCGTCCAGACGCCAGCAGGGCACAGGTAGGCCTCCAGCTTGCACCCCTCGAACTCCTTCACCAGCGGCAGGCATGGCGTGAGCCAATCAATGCCCGGCGTTGGGCTTGGCTCCTTGGCCGGTGGATCGGCGCGGAACAGCTCCGCGAACTGCGCCAGCACCTCCGGCGACTGCTGTTCCTGCAGCCATCGCCAGGCGGCGATCTGATGGGCCAGACCCTTATGCGCCATCGCTGCATTCAGTAGCTGAATGGGGCTAGCCATTGCGCTTCCGGAAGCGGCCGTGCTCATCACGCTCTAGACCCTGATCCTCTGGCCTGAGTGCAGGGTTGTAGGTCTGGTAGCCGGCCATGAAGCCACCGCCGACCCCGACACCCAGTCCCATCATCGGCAAGGCGCTGAGATAGCAGCGGTCGATGGCATCCATGCCTCGTGCGCTGACCCGGCAGTCGACCAGGTAGATGGCACCTACCAGCACCGTCAGGCTGCTGGCAGTGCCGATGATCTTGGCGCCGCCACCAAAGGCAGCAGCCAGCAATCCTGAGAGCCTCATTCCTTCACCTCCAGCTTGATGATGCGGCGGTCATGGTCCTGAACCTGCTCCTGCAGTTGCTCGAAACGATCTCCAAACGCTTCTTGGTTGCGCACCACCTGCGTGATCTGCTCCTGCAGGGCCTGCAGCCGACTCGGCAGGGCGATCACCAGCCAGCCCATTCCGGAGGCGGTGCCAAGCACTGCAGCCGCCAACACCGCAGCAGACGTCGCCTCCAGGATGTGTGCCTGGTTGACGCGACGGCGATCAGGCTGAGGCTTGCTGGGCTGCGGAGGGCCGAAGATCGGCGGCATGACCCTGGTTCAGCAGCTGCGATACCACAGCGTACGGATCAGATGACGCTGCGCAGCTGCACCGTCACATCCACCAAGCCTCCCTTACGGTGCGACTCCTCCGGCTGATCGGCATAGACCCATTGCGTCGTGGTCGGCGCCAAGGTGGTCAGATCGGTGTGACCGGCCCATGCTTCGGCGCTCAGGCTGAACGACAGATAGCCGCCCTGCTGGATTCGGTAGTGATCCCGCAGCAGCTTCACCTCCGCTTGCGTCAGCAGCTCATAGCCCAGCTCCAGCTGCAGGCCGCTGCTCACGGCACCCTGCAAAAAGCGCACGCTGCCGCCACCAAAGCCACGCTCCTCGGTTACCGGGAACTGCGCGAAGGTGTAACGACGTGCAGCAGGCCGCAGCGCAGGGAAGGCGGCCATCAGTTCTGCAGCGTAATCACACTGGCGCTGACGCTGAATGTGGCACCGGTGGAGCTCACGTCACCACCGAAGTCGACGTAGGCCACCAGTGGATCCGCCGAGGCGGTGCCGGTGCTCTTGTAGATCACAGCAGCTCTGGCAGTGATCGTGGATGTGGGCCAGCTGGCAGCGGCGAAGGTCAGCGTGATGCGATCGTTCGCCGTGTCCTTTGCGACGGTGCAGGCGGTGGTTGCGCCACCGGTGGTGTAGCCGTTGCCGTTGGCGACTTCGTTGGTGATGTCGTCGGCCCTGTCGTGCGTGTCCTTGTTCGGCGTGTAGCTGCTGGTGACGAGGAGCGTCTTGAAGGTGTCAGAGTCGAAGTCGATCGCACCTTTTGCGGCATCCTCCAGGCAGCTGTTGTAGATGAGGCTTGCCATCTGCTGGGCAGCGTTTGCCCAGGCTACGAATCAGGGAACGGCGCAGTGGGTGGCGTGAAGTTGGCGGTGTAGCGGGCGACGCCTTTGGTGACCCTGACTTCATCAATTTGCCCCTTGAAGTAACGACCGTTAACCGTGCCTGAGTCTCCAAATGCAAGCCGATTGCATGTCGCGGTGTTTGCATCTGTGATTGAGCCAATGCTAACGCCGTCTTTATAGGCTGTAACGGTTGAACCATTGCGGACCATCGCCAAGTGATGCCATGTGTTTAGCGTCATTGCAAAGCCAGTAGCAAACGCCGTACCTCTGAAAAAGAAGCCGGGAAAACTGCTGCCAGGTCGTATCATCAAAGTTGTTTCTGTTGAAGTTGAGCCAACCAGGGTGTCAACAGTACCAGTAGTAGCAGTCCTGCGAGCCCATAGCTCAACCGTGAAATCTCCATCAAATGTAAATGCTGAACTTGTCGGAGTTCTCAGGTCGCCGCCGACCGTAAAGTCAGCCGACGCACCACCAAACACACTTTGGCCCGTTGTTATAGTTACAGTTCCATCGTTGATTGACATGGTGTGATTATTGCTACTGCTATCCGTGAACGTTGTGCTGCCATTGCTGCCATCCATGTGCAGCAGCAGTGACACATCCGCAAAATTAGGATCGCCACCACTGCCGGCAGTCGCAGTTCCAGCCGCCAAAGCAACCGCCACACTGCCATCAAAGCCGAGCATTGTTGCGTCAGCTGTTGCACTGCCAGCTGCCAGTGATACATCTACATTGAAGCTGAACTGTGCAGCTGCCGTTCCCGCCACCAACCTGGCAAGCACAAGGAAATCGAGGCCAGCGATTGCCGTTCCTTCGGGTGGCACCGTCTCCAACGTCAGCTCAACGTCATAAGCGTTAGCGCACATCGCGTCAGATACGCTGGGCGGCTCGATGTATCGCCAGCCGTAGCCGCTCAGCTGATAGTCGTTGATGCTGCTGACACCACTCCAAATGGCAGTCGGCAGCGGGAAGCTCTGAAACGTTCCCTGCTGTCCTTGGTAATGCGTCAGGATCGACAGCATCTCTGATTCGCTGATTGCTGCAAACGTCAGCCGCAACTGGCTGCTGAGCATGACGTTGCTGTTGCGCACGCGATTCTGCACGCCACTCATGCCGGTAAAAGCTGAGTGCGGGTATTCACCTGGCGTAAACGTCCGGCTTGATGGTGTCAGCGTGGGGAAGGTCGTCATCGCTTTGCTCAGTATGTAATAGTGCTTACTTCGCCGCTAACGGACGTTGTTGAGTTTCCGACGACGCCAAGGTAGTATGATGCCCTGTCAATTCTCAACCTTCCAGCAAGTCCAATTCCTTCTATCTCTGCAAATCCCACCTGGATGACACCTCGACCGCCGCCAGCAAGTCCATTCTCTGCGCCAATCCGCCCATCGGGAACACGAACAAGCGCAGGAGGCGTATCGACCGAGATCCGCTGCTGAGCTTGCCAGAAATTGCCATCGCTTGGAGGGGTACGAGGCACAAGCACAGAGTAGAAGTACACAAGTCTTGCATTGGGGAACGGAAACTCTCCTAGCGTTGCGCCAACCGACGACCTGGTTCCATCAGGGCAAAGCACATCTACCTGGTAAACATCGCCCTCGTTTCCGGCTGTCGCGATGACTCCAGTAATCACGCCGTTGGTAATCAAAATCGCCGATCCACCATCCTGAATCACCTGATCGCCGGCTGTCCTCGATCCATCGTAACTGGCGATCTCGACTCCGTTTTTCTTGACAATCACCTTAGATGGCGTGTCATTACCGCATGCCGATGGCACTTCAACCAAGCTACCTGGGACAGGATCTGAGCCTGCAACATTGCTTGGATTGCGCACGGTTGCCGGCTGAACAGTCGTATCATCAAGTCCGTCATCAGGGTTAGGCGATGGGCCGCCACCTGGCGATGATCCACCGCCGCCAAAGTTGGGAATGTCAATCGTTGGACTGTCAAAGTCAGGCGGCGTAAACTCCTCCTCTGGGATCGTCGAATCCGTCGAGCTGTTCAGATCACAGCCCAGGCCGCTGCGGTTGTTGCTCAGCACGATGCCAGTGCCCGTGGTGTTCACCACATCCAACGCCACCAGGCTGCGGCCTTGGCTGTCGATCGGGAAGTGCACGCATTCATAGCTCAGCTCCCCGGCCAGTGTCTTTGTGATCCGCTCCACTTGGTACAGGTAATCATGGAAGCCAATGCTGCCAGCGGTTGCATTTCGGGCCAGCCTGACTCTGATGATGGAGCCGCCGATCACCACCGTATTGTTTGCCTGCGGTCTGGCCGTGAACCGGATTGTATGGCTTGTATAGCGGCGTTTCGCCAGGATGTACGCGCCAGCCTTCACCGCATGATTCTCGGTGCAGCAGAACTCCGACATGTCCTGCGACTCATACGGCCCATCTGCTGCCGTACCGGCATAGCGCACCTCAGCTGTACGGATGATGCCAAAATCATCATCGGGCTGCTGCCGCCAGATCATCTGCGCCACAAACGGCCGACGATCCGCCAGGCTGGTATAAGCGATCTCAACAGAGCCGCTGACGATGTTGTCTTCGCTGAAGGTAAACACCGGCGTGATCGTGCCGGTGTTGATCGTGCCGTCATTGTTGACCGGTAGCACCGGCCGCAGGCCACGCTTCCCGGAGACGTTGGATTCAGCCAGCAGAAAGTATGGCGCCCACTTCGCCACCAGGTCGCTGTAGTTGATGCTCTCGGTGATGTTGCAGTTACAACGAAACTGGTTCACCTCCAGGAATGTCGCAGCTACCAGCAGGTTTGTATTGTCAACCAGGCTCGACTGAAGTCGGCCGCTGTTAAGCAGCATCCACTTCACCAGATCCGCAAAATTATCCGATGGGCCGGTCACATTATCGAACAGGCGCGTCACCCACATCCCACCGCGGATGAAGGCATGCACCTGCCGCTTCCATTGATCGAACCCATTCGGAATCGTCACCTTGAAGGACAAGGTGCTCATCTTGGGGTACCGGCCGATGGAGCCGCAGTAGAAGCTGGCCTCTGGCTTGACAAAACCAGCGCGTTCGACGATCACGTTTGCAGGCGTCCAAGTGCCGGCCCGCCGGTCGTAAGTCTGCGTGTATTGCCCCACCCTGCACGGCCCTTGGAAGACGTCCTTCACCTCAATTGAACTGATCCGACCTTCCGACAGCACTAGGTGGTAATAGGCCGTGACGTCGTTATCGGTGTCATTCTCAAAGCGGCATTCGGTCGCGCCAGGGCTGACCAGCACACCGCCGTTGTTGTTCCGGCGTCTGGCGAACACGATCGGCACCGGCTCACCGATCTCCGTTGAACGCTGCTGGCTGTCGAGTTGATTCGCGCCAGCGGCTGCTGCTTCAGTTGATGGTGTGCCGATCTGCCCGGCCTGGATCGCAACCAGCGCCAGTGGATCAGTCGCCGCGATCCACGTCATAGCCGCGCACCCTTGCCCATGATCGCCGTGGTGAACTTCCGCGGTGGGATCTGCGCACCGACTGGACTGATGGCGGATCCAAGCTGCAGCGTCATGGACGTCAAGCCACCACCACCGCCGGCGACCTGCCCATTGAAGCGACCGATCAACGTCTGCCCGGCTTGTGGTGCATCGTTGCCGAATAGTGGATCGAACTGGTAGGTGCTGAGCTCCACGAGGCGCCCCTGCAGGATCGCCGCCTCGAACGCCTGCACCACGGTCAGGATTGCCGGTGCCTGCACGTTGATGTTTGATTCGTCGCCGCTGATGCCTTCGGTGAAGCCGTCAGCGATGAAGGGAACGTATTGCCACGGCTGCCCGCCAAATGTCACGGTGACGTTGGCGTAGTAGCTCTGCCACCGCTGGTAGGTCGTCGCCTCGTCGTAGATGCGCATGTACTGCGCCTGTGCGCGTGCCATGAATCAGGTCACCCCCAGCGCACGCCTAGCGGCTGGTGTCCGCAGCCGGCCGATCACACCCTCTGCCGTGATCCGCATGGCGCGATCCAGCTCCTCCAGCTTGACGTAACGTTCGCCCTGAAACTCCATCACGGGGCCGGTCTTGACGTTGATGGTGACGGGTTGATTGCGGCGATCTTCAACAACACTGCGGCGTTCATTCAATGCTTGCGCACCGCGTGAGCTGCTGTTGAAGCGGCTCGGGGTGATCGTGTTTGCCGCAGTGGCGAGGAGGTTGTTGCGATTTTGGATGAACTGTCTGCTGCCATTGAGGACAGCATTGCCACGGGCACCAGCCTGGTAGTTCCTGGCAGCTGTTGCCATCTGGGACTCTGGGACGATGTATTCGCGTTCTCCTCCTTCGCCGACGACTGCCAGAGTGGGTTCATCGACTACACCACCTCGCGCGAAGGCTGGCACCGTGATGCTGGGCACAAACGGGATTTCAGGACCAGGCAGATTGTTGAATGCACCAATCAGCTTGTTGATTGCACTCCCTACGGAGTTGATGCTATTGGCAATGCTGACGATGAAACCACGCAGGGCATTCCTAATGGTGCTGATCATGCTTGTCCAGGCATTCTGCACGAAGGTAACGGCTGTCCGCATTGCATTCGGCAGGAACTCCAGCAATGCCTTCCAGCCCTTCTGGATCGGCTCGGTCACATATTGATTGAAGCCCTTGCTCACATTGGTCCAGGCTGTCTGCAGCCAGTTGACGGCATTCAGGACCGGCTCACGGAAGACGTTCTGCCAGAGATCAACCCATGGCTTGACATAGACCTGATACGCGATCTTGATAAGTCCTGCCAGTGCCTCAGTCATCGCATTGCCAAGCATCACAAGCCCCTTGCTGATCCAATCGATGGCGCCCATGATCGGCTCCCTGAGCACGACATTCCAGAGGTTGATCCACGGCTGTACGAACAGCTGCCACAGAATTGCGTACCACGCCTGTGCGGCCCAGCTGATCACGCCGCCGATGGCCTCCAAGCTGCCGCGGGCGAAGTCAACCACCTGATTCCAGAGATCTGCCCAGAAGGCGCGGATCGGTTCACCCCACTTCCACAGTGCCTGCAAGCCATTGCCAATGGCACTGGCCAGCCATCCGAAGAACTCCATGATCGGCTCGCGGAACGCGATCGCCATCGCGACCACCGCCGCAACCGCCAGCACCGTCCAGCCCACGGGGCCGCTGAACACGCTGACAAGGAATGGCACCAGCGTGCCGGTGACCCACGTGATGATTCCGCCAAGCGCTGCAATGATCGCTGTCACTGTTGGCCCAACAACTCCAAGCCAGCCGGCAATCGTGGCGCCGACCTTCATTCCGGTAACGGCAGTGGCAATCTTGCCGGCAATCGTCAATGCCGCCAAGATTCCAGGAGCGGCGATCACGATACCTGACACGATGCCACCAACCACAACAAGCGCCTGTGTCATGCCTGGATTTGCTTTAGCAAAGTCAACCATCTTCTCGACGGCTGGAGCTAGAAACTCAAGCAGGTCCTTTATGGCAGGCAGAATTGTCTCTCCAATCGTAATCGCAAACTCGTCAAACAAGTTCTGAGTTGTCTTTAGCTTAGATGCTGTCGTTTCAATCTTGGCCACAAACTCAGCCGCTGTTGAACCTGCATATTGCGATTTCTCGCCCACTAAACCTAGTGCTTTTTCCAGTAGCTCAGTGTTGTTGATGAGTGGCTGTAGTGCCCTTGCTTCGTCTCCAAAAAGATCAGAGATCACGCTAATCTGCATTTCTTTTGGAAGTCCCTTGATGCGCGCAAAGACATCGCGGATCGTTCCGACTGCATCTTTTTGCAGTGCCTTTGCCATGTTTGGCCCAAGCTCCTTGACCATTGCCTGGGCTGTTTCCTTGGCGTTTTTGATTGCGTCTTGCTTGCGCAATTCTTCTATGCGTTTCATTTCCTTAAACTTTGCTTCAGCAGCTTTAATTTCAATTTGCTTCTGCTGCTCCATCTGATCTCTAGCGTCTTGCTGGCGATCGCGCGCACCGCGCTGCTGAATGATGCGCTCATCTTCTTGCTGTCTGCTCAGACGCTTTGATATTGCGTCGTATTTATCTTCGATCTGATGAAGTTCGGCAGTGTTGTCCTGGCCCCTTGCTTTGGCTCGCTCGTTTGACGCATTGATCTCGGCCTGCCTTTGGCGCTGCAGTGATTTATTAAGGACTTCGTACTTATCTTCTTGTGCACGGCTCCACTTGCGTTGTTCATCGTCGAACGCATCATCCTGCATCTGAGACATCTTTCTATAACGCCTTTCAATTTCTTTGAGAACCCTTCCACTTTCCTCTTCAATAGCGCTGACCCGCTTTGCGCTTTCAGCAACGACAGCATCTGTCAGTCGTTTCTCAGCATCGGCGGCCCCGGCTGTGGCATACCCAAGTTTGATCAGCGCCTTGACTTGGCGATCAGTCATGCCGTCGCCTCTGGACAGTGCCCTGATCATGTTATTAAACGATGTGGAAGCCACTTCGGCTTCTGCGCCGGCTGCAATCATTGCCGAGCCGAAGGCCGCCGTTTGCTCTGCGCTCAATCCTGCCTGCTTGCCGAGGGTACCGGATCGCTTGATGAACTCAATAATCTCCCGGCCTGTTGAGGCCATGTTGTTACTCAGGTAATTAGCGGCATCCGCCAAATCCATCAATTCAGGCTGAGTCAACCCAAGATTGGTGCGGATCTTGGCCAGCGCTTCACCGGCCTCGCCGGCAGACATGTCAAACGCAACCGCCACTTTGGAAACGTCCTTAGCAAACGCCTGCAGCTCTTGCCTAGGGATGCCTGCCTGCGCCGCTGCGGCATACATCTCGGCAAAACCCTTCGCCGTGATCGGGATCTCTCGGCTCAGTGCAAATATCTCTTGGCGGATGTCCTTCATCCCCTGAGGCGTGTCTAAGCCGTCCACCACCTTGCGGACATCAGACATCGCTGACTCAAAGTCGATGGCGCGCTTTACTGACACCCCAATCGCTGCACTGAAGGCCACCGCACCAGCCGCAGCCGCCTGCCAGCTGGCACTGCTGACCACTGCCTTAAACGCCTTCTGCGCCTCTCCTGCAGTCTTCTCCGCACCGGCCAGCCCGCGCTCTAGGGCTGTCACCTCATCCAATCCGACGACCTTCGCCGCAATCCGTAGAACCGCCTCCAGGTTCATCGCCATCAGCGCTTCCTCCGCGGCTTCTCCGCCTTCGGTTCCGCTGCCTTATTCAGCAGTTCCCTGGCGCGGCTCTCCATGATCTGCAGATCCTCCAGGGTCCGGCGCCTGTCTTCCACATCGTAAAGATCCATCACCTGCAGCACCACGCCATAGTCCAGCCCCATCACGCCACCAGAGGTGGTGCGCCATTGCGTCTGGCATCGGAGGAACAGCAGCACCGCTTCCTCATGCTCTGGCCACACCTCAAACTCCACCGGCTTCGTCAACCGCTCCGGCAGCGCAGACACATCAGCGCCGTAGGCCTTCAGGTCTTCCAATAGCTCATCGTTCACGCCGCCATCACCGTTCCACCAGTGATCGACGGCGCCGGTCAGTTTCCCTTCTTCGCCAGCTCCATGCTGTTGAACCAGGCGCGGATGATCTGCCCCGCCACTGTCGGGATCTCCAGCAGCTGATTCAGGGCCGCTTCACTGAATGGGATCTCCTTACCGTCATCGTCGGTGACGCCAGCCCAGCCGGCCAGGATCTCCGCTGCAGCGGCCTTGTCGTCCAGGGCCTCGTCATCATCGATCCGGCCGAGCTCCATTGCACGCGCCAGCTTGATGATCTCGTTGATCCTGGTTTGCGGCAGCCGGCGAAACTCACCATCGAAGGTGTGCTTCTCGCGGCGCCCACCATCGGTGGGGATCACCAGCGGCACCGGCCAGATGTAGGTGGCCTTCTGCTTGAGGACAAATGCCATGGGTTGATTGCGGAGGGATCGTGGGGAGGGGGGGTCAGGTCAGTATGATGCTGTACTCATCGTTGCCTGCCACGGTGGGGATCGGCATGAACGGCAGGTTGAGCATCATCACGCCATCGGAATCGCCATAGCTCGGCGAATCCAGGTTGCAGGTGGGTGCGTTGAAGGTGATGATGTTGCCGGCGGTCTGGCCGTGCTGCCAGGTGATCGCACCCAGCGTCTGCGCCGACACTGCAGCAAAGAAGTCCTTCTGCCCCTGGCCGGAACCAACCACCGGCGACTCAATGCTGATCTCACCGGACGGCGCCCGCTCGGTGATCATGATCTGCTGCGAGCAGCCGGCCAGCTGCCGGAATGGCGTCTCGTTGTTCAGTGCCAGGCTGAAGCTCTCCAGACAGGCGGAGTAGCTGAAGGCCGACACCGCCGTAGTGTTCTGGCTGTTGACTACCACCGGATCGGCCTGATTGTCGAAGGTGGGCGTCAGCGCGGCTGAGGAGGTGACGGCGTTGTAGATGCCCATCATCTCAAAGCTGATCTTGGGGATCTCGCCGGCGTTCAGGTTGAAGGTCGCGGTGCCGCGGCAACCGGTGAACAGATGCTTCGTGCCGTCTGCGTTGAAATCGAGGGTGACGCTGCTGAAGCTGCTGGAGACTGGCGTGTAGGTGACGCTGGTGGTTCCGTTGACCGCCTCCGCGAAGCCGCAGGCCATCAGGATCTTGCCCCACTTCGGCGCTGTGCCAGCGGTACCGGATCCGGCCAGTTCAACCTCAAAGTTCACCTGCCCCATCCGTTGACCCACCACCTTTTCGGAGTTGCCGAGATAGGGGGTGATCAGCTCACGGTCGAGCAGCTCCACCTCAAGGGGGGAGACTTCCAGGTTGGACACCAGCAGCGCATCAGCACCATCAGGCGCTGCGCTGGTGCCGTATGTCTGCTCAATCTCCGCCAGCAGCAGGCGTTTCCGATACAGGGCCATGGTCGTCAGTGGGTGCAGGGTCCGGCTCAGTTGCCGCTGACGGCACAGCGCTGCTCGGCTCTTGCTTCACCCACTCGCCAGTGGCGGGATCCAGCACATAGCTGCCGCCTTCTGAGGGCAACGGTGCGGGGTTGGGTTTGGCCTTTGCCATCACAGCTTGATGCACGCCATCTCAGGCTAGGAAGCCCGAATGGCTGCCCTCATGGAGCGGTGAGATCGTCGTCCTTGGTGCGGTAGCGCACCTGATACGTGGCCACGAGCCATAGGGAAGTGAGGTCGCCCTTGTCCCGTTCCCACACGGTGTCGATGGGCGTGATGTCGATCGCCAGGCCGCTGATGGTGCGATCAGCCATCAGCTTGGAGTGGACATCCACCGCGATCGGATCCGCCAGTTGATCGGCATTGCTGCCGCGCGTGTAGATCGCGACGAGGACATCCATTGTCCAGTCGAGCTTGCAGTTGCTGTAGGTGCGGGCCGGATCGCGAGCAGGTTCGATCACGATCGCCGGCGCTTCCTCCCGGCTGAAGGCTTCGACCCTGGAGCGGTAGATGCGTGAGTCGACGTCAACGGTGCCGGCAAGGCTGGTGTAAAGCGCAGAGAGGATCTGCTCGCGGCGGCTGGTGGTCATGGCTTGATGGCTTTACGAAGATCAAACAGCTCAAACAGCGGCCCCAGGTCATCCGTCGCCCAGGACTCGCCGGTCACCTGCTCGGCGATGCTGCGCACCTGGGCCTCCAGCGCTTCGCCGGTCGGCAGGGCCAGCAGCTCGGGCAGGCGGGCGTCGATGGCGCGG